ATGGTCTAGATGGATCTGTTATTTTTTTTGGTGATATGTTTAGGTGCTTCATATGCTTGGAACGACACTGAAATTGGAACTGTATTTAGAAATTTTGTAGCAAAGATCAGATATATAAGAAAGCCAATGCTTTGTCATGAATGTTCTAGTTTCTGGATCAGCCTATTTGTTAGTATATTTTTTAACCCACTAAACAACGTTACGCCAATTGTAAGCAACATAATATTGGCTTTTGCTGGATTCTTTGTAAATTTATATTTTGTCAGGAACAAACTAATACCGCATAACTATGATTAACTTATTTGCCCCGATTAATAATCTTGGGTATGGTGTAGCAGGATACAACATTACCAAAGAGCTGTTTAATAAAAATATTAAAACTACGTTGTACCCAATAGGAAATATTGAAACGGTTGGAGAGATGACAGAGATTGTTACGGCGATCAACAATCAAATAAACCATGATAAAAATATGCCCTGCATAAAAATATGGCATCAGCATGATTTGCACTCTAGAATCGGTAACGGTAAATATTATGGTTTTCCCATATTTGAGCTGACCGAGTTCTCAGATCAAGAAAAGGTTAGTTTAAAACATTGTGACGAGATAATGGTGTGTTCTGATTGGGCAAAGAGTATAATTACTAATAATATAGATATATCGGCTAACAATGTGCATGTTATACCGCTTGGGGTTGATAGAAAAATATTCAGCTCATCAGATCAATTTATTTCTAGAAAAAATACTGTTTTTTTCAATTGTGGAAAATGGGAAAAGCGTAAAGGGCATGACTTTTTGCTGGAATGTTTTAATGATGCTTTTGATTATTCTGACAATGTGGAACTTTGGATGATACCGGAAAATCCATTTATAGGAGAATTAAATACAAAATGGCAATCGACCTATAAGGGATCAAAACTTGGCGAGAAAATAAGAATCATACCTAGACAACAAACCCAAATTGATATAAAGAACATTATGTTACAGGCTGATTGTGGCGTTTTTCCAGCTAGAGCAGAAGGTTGGAACCTAGAGTTGCTAGAAATGATGTCTTGTGGCAAAAATGTAATAGCTACAAATTATTCTGCACATACTCAGTTTTGCAATGATAATAATTGTAGATTAGTAGATATAGATAATACAGAAACAGCTATAGATGGTGTGTTTTTTGATGGAAAACATGGTACTTGGGCAGAGATTTCTGAAAAGCAAAAAGAACAACTTATAAACCATATGAGAAAAGTACACGCAGAAAAACAACAAGGCGAACTAAAACTAAATTTAGAAGGCGTTGAAACGGCGAAGAAATTCTCTTGGCAAAACTCCGTGGAGGAAATTGTAAATGCAACTAGACTTTAGTAAACCTTCAAAAATACTAAAAACCTATAGGCAGGGTTTTGTTGGTAGCATATGTGACATGGAGGATACAGACAAATTACTAGGAGAGTTGCCACACCCAGTTTTTGGTGCTGCTGCGGCAAGCCTTTCTGAATCTGGAAAAGGCAAGGTAGCACTATTATACAAATCTGCTGAAAGATTTGATCCGACATTCGGACCACACGAACGACAAACTACTGGCGATTGTGTTTCACATTCTACAAGAAATGCGGTAGATGTCACACGATGCCATGAGATTATAGGGGGGGAAAGAGAATCTTTTGTCGCTAGGGGTGCGACAGAGGCTATATATGGTTCTCGCGGTCATGGCGGTCAGGGTATGTCATGCTCTGTTGCTGCACGTTTTGTACACCAAAATGGCGGCATACTTTTAAGAAAAGATTATGGCTTTGTTGATCTGTCTAAATATAATAGCTCTATTGGAAGCAGATGGGGCAGGTCTGGAGTGCCTAGTGATGTAAAAAACGAAGGCAAAAAACATCAAGTCACAACAATTTCAAACATAAGAACCGTAGAGGAGGCTAGAGATGCTATTGCTAACGGTTATGCTATAAGTGTATGCTCTGGTTATGGATTTTCCTCACGTAGAAACTCAAATGGCATATCTAGTAGGTCTGGGGGGTGGGCGCACGCGATGGCATGGATAGCGATGGACGACTCTCACAAAATCCACAAAGAAACTTTGTTTTTGGTGCAAAATAGCTGGGGCGTTTGGAACGGTGGCCCTAAACGTTTTGACCAACCTGATGGTAGTTTTTGGATTAGAGAAAAAGATGCTAGAGGTATGCTTTCTGGTGGTGGCGCTTGGGTTTTTAGTGATGTAGAAGGTTTTCCACCAAGAAAAGTCGATTGGACTTTAGATGAGGTATTTTAATGAATATGACAATCGTTAGATCTGCGTTACTAGCAACTATTATATGCTCCATTTGTTATGGGCAATCAATAATAAATTATGTTATTAGCGATTCAGAACGTGATAATATAGTGCAAAAGGTTAATATCGCTATTGACAACGCAGAGAAAGAAATACTGGGTTCACCAAACCCAAAACCAGACGATGGACCGTCAGGACCGCATCCAGACCCTGAAAAATGTATTTGCGGGGGTACTGGAAAAATAGTTCAAGGGGATGGTCACGTTACTAAATGCCCCTTTCACCCTATCGAGTTGATACTTAAAAAAATGGAAGAAGGTAAAAATGAATAACTTAAAACTAAAGTCACTACTTACATCAAGAAGATTTTGGGTTGCTGCCGTGGGCGTTGCTACGGTTGTATCTTCTGAGCTTTTCGGCATTCACCTAGACCATGACCAACTGATGTCTGTTGCTGGTATTGTTGTAGCTTGGGTTATTGGTGATACAATTAGAGAGACTAAGTAATGTGGAATTATTTTTCTAACTTAAGCCCTACACAATTAATATTCCTATGTTTAGGGCTAGGCATAATGGTTTATTCTCTCAAGGATTATGTGCTTGGCAAGGATGGAGATAGCCCAAAGCCCGACAAAGAAGAACAAACCACACTTACTGAAATAGTGTCAAAATGGGAAGATTTGTCTAATGAGTGCAAAGAGGCTAATTTAAATGAAGCCTATGACTTGCTACAACAGGTATTCCCAATGTTAGTAAACGTAGGCGATAGTAATAGCAGGAGTAATAAAAAGTAATGGAAACCAAGAACAAAATCCTACTTTTAATTGGTGGTTTACTAATAGTTCTATCTACACTAAGCTTTAGCCCCCAACCCAAGGGGGCCGAAGTTTTAGTTAATTTAGATATACCAAAACCATCTGATGTTTATCTAGACAGGCTATCTCCTATATCAGATATAGTCACAGAAGAACAAGATAAAGTTAATCTGTGTGTTTTCAATAAGTTGTTTGGTGATAGGGTTGTAAACTATAAAATATCCCAACAAGAGCTTAATGACCTATATGTGCTATCTGCTAAAAATTTCTTTGGAGATTCTATCAAAAATAAATATGAAGACCTTGACAGGTTTTTGGTAGATGCTATTATGGAAATAACGGGCGATGACATACATCAGCTGACCGAAGAAGAGAAAGAATCTTTACAAAAAACGTTTTATACTATAGCTTGGAAATTAAACAATTGAGGTAATTATGAATTTATTATCAGCAACAAACACTCACTTTAAAGCATTGCTTGAGAAATATGCATTTCAAATAAATAGACAAGTTCAAAACTTGAAAGATGAAGACGGGGTAGAAAAACTATCTAAATATATACTAAAATATAATGAAGCGCGTCAGGCTATTGAAACTATATCTGTAATATCTGAACAATTATCACAACCAAAAGAGCAAGAAGTAGAAGATGAGGGTTAGGGCTACATTAATTGTTGCACAGCAAGATTTAAAATCTTCTTGGCAAAGCGATGACTACTTTAGGTTTTTTCTAACGGAAGATTATCGTTTCCCGTCATCTCTTATTTCTACAAAGTCTGAAAATGATACTGTAAAAGAAATATTTGAGAAATATTTTAATGTTTACTTTGATTGGGCTAATATAGATCTGTCAGATTTCAGAAGGATCTCGATTGAAGACTGCGAAGTATTATATTCATGCAAAATTCCACCCATGCTTGGGGTGGAGAAAAGTGGTGAATTTATTCCAATGAGCAAAAAAGATGAAGCAAACATAGAGGAATTTTATGGAAGAACAATACAAAGACTCTTTAGATCATTTTGAAGAAGGCGAAATACCAGCTATTATTT